CTCCATGGCCGAACTGCTACCCGTCATCGAAGCGGTGATGGTGGCCAAGCTCAACGAACAGATGGATCACGCCCATGGCTGAGAAGAGGGTCAGCGTCCGCCTCGCGGCCGTGGGCGGACGGCAGGTGCGCGCCGAGCTGGAAGGCGTGGGCGAGGCCGGGTCGCGGGGCTTCGGACGGCTGAGCCGGGAGATGGAAGCGGCCAATGCCCGGCTCGCGGCCTTCTCGCGCCGGGTTCGCGTGGCCGCCGCGGCCGCCGTCGCCGCTGCGACCGCCGCCGGGGTGGCCATGGTGCGCTCCGGACTCCAGACGGTCGATGCGCAGGCGAAGCTCGCGCAGTCGCTCGGCACCACTGTCGCCTCGATCCAGACGCTGGAGCGGGCGGGAGAGCTGGCGGGCGTCTCGATGTCGGGGATCGAGCAGGCCACCAAGGATCTGACGCGTCGTCTCAGCCAGGCGGCTGCCGGAACCGGCCCCGCTGCCGACGCGCTGGACCGGCTGGGCCTTTCCGCCACCGACCTGATCGCCCTGCCGCTGGACCAGCGTGTCGGCGCGATCAACGCCGCCATCGAGAGCTTCGTGCCCGCCGCAGAGCGCGCGGCCGTCGCGGGACAGCTCTTCGGCGAGGAAGGCTCCATCGCCATGTCGCGCATCGACACCGCGACGTTGCGCCAGGCGACCGAGGACGTGCTCGCCTTCGGTGTCGTGGTCTCCGAGCAGGACGCCGACCAGATCGAGCGGACGAACGACGCGATCTCCCGGCTCGGGCTGATCTGGCGCGGGCTGTCGAACCAACTAGCTGTCGCAGCAGCGCCTGCGCTGGAAGCCGTCGCCAACGCCATGGCGGCGGTCGCCAGCCGCACCGGGCCGCTCGGCATCGCGATACGTGGTCTCTTCGACAACATCGGCCGCCTGACGACCTACGCTGCCACCTTCGCGGCGTTCCTCGCGGGACGGTGGGTGGCTGGCATGGCCGCTGCTGCCCTTTCTGTCCGTGGCCTCGCCACGGCGCTGGTCGTCCTGCGTGGGGCGCTGATCCGCACCGGCATCGGCGCGCTGATCGTGGGCGCGGGCGAGCTCGTCTACCAGTTCACCCGCTTGGTCTCCGGTGCGGGCGGCTTCGGCGAGGCGATGTCACTCCTGAAGGACCTAGCGGTCGAGGTATGGGAACGGATCAGGATGGGTGCTGCAGCGGCGGGCGCTGCCGCCACGGCGATGTTCTTCGACCTGAAGGCCGATGCGGCGTCCGGCATGCAGAGCGCCATCGAGAGTGTCATCGGTTTTGGCAACACGGCCGCGAACACCTTCGAAGGCGCCTACGAGGCGATCAAGGCGATCTGGGGCCTGCTGCCCGCCGCCATCGGCGATCTGGCGTTCCAGGCGGCGAACAGCCTGGTCGACGGCGTCGAGGCGATGCTGAACGGCGTGGTCTCGCGGATCAACGGCTTCATCGGCGGCATCAACCAGGGTCTCGAAGCGCTGGGTTCCGAGCGGCGCATCTCGGTCATCCCCGACCTCGACCTCGGCGAGATCGAGAACCGCTTCGAGGGGGCGGCGACGGCAGCGACCACCGCAGCACAGGCGGCGTTCGACCGGGCCTTCGAGGACAACTCGCTCACCGCGCCCGACCTTGGTCTGAGCGATGCGGCGAACCGCGCACTCGAGTCCGCGAATGTCTACCGGGGCGCCGCGCGCGATCTGGCTGATGGGGCACGTGCGCCCCTCGAAAGCTGGCAGGCGCTGCGCGATGCGGTGCGCGGCACCGACGAAGCCAGTGCCGATGCGCTGACCGAGGCCACCGGTGCTGCCGAGCGGCTGGAGACGGCGCTCGGCGATGCGGGACGGGCTGCGACTGGTGCCGGTGCGGCGGCCGGAGCTGCTGCCGCGGCAGCGGAGCCCGCGACCGAGGCAGCCGTCACCGGCTGGCAGGCGGTCACTGCGGCGCTGTCGGACTATGCCAGCAAGGCGCGCGAAATCGGCGGCGACATCGGCCAGAGCCTCGTCGGGGCTTTCCAGTCAGCCGAGAACGCGGTGGGCCAGTTCGTACGGACCGGCAAGCTGAACTTCCGAGACCTGATCACCTCGCTGCTGGCCGATCTCGCCCAGCTTGCGGCGCGGCGGTTCATCCTCGGGCCGATCGCCAATGCGCTCTCCGGCGTGTTCTCCGGTGCGGGCGGCATCTTCGCCAACGTCCTGCATGCGGGCGGGATGGTCGGATCGGTCGGGCCCTCTCGGATGGTCCCGGCCATGGCCTTCGCCGCAGCGCCCCGAATGCATGGCGGCGGCATGGCCGGGCTTCGCCACGACGAGGTGCCCGCGATCCTGCAACGCGGGGAGCGCGTGCTGTCGCGGCGCGAGGCGCAGAGCTACGGCGCGGGCGGCGGGGTCAACGTCACCATCATGGCGCGTGACGCCGAGAGCTTTCGGCAGTCCCGCACCCAGGTCGCGGCTGACATCGCCCGCGCCGTCTCGCTCGGGCGGAGGGGCATGTGATGGCGTTCCACGAGGTCCGGTTTCCCGACAACATCAGCCGCGGCGCGCGCGGCGGGCCCGAGCGGCGCACCCAGATCGTCGAGCTCGCCTCGGGCGACGAGGAGCGCAACGCCAGCTGGGCCAACTCGCGCCGCCGCTATGATGTGGCCTACGGCATCCGGCGCGCCGACGATCTGGCGGCAGTCGTCGCCTTCTTCGAGGCGCGCAACGGTCGGCTGCATGGGTTTCGCTTCAAGGACTGGGGCGACCACAAGTCCTGCCTGCCTTCGGGCACGCCAGCGCCAACCGATCAGGCCATCGGCACCGGCGACGGCACGACGACCGCCTTCCAGCTGGTGAAGCGCTACGCCTCCGGCGCGCAATCCTGGTCGCGCGCCATCGCCAAGCCGGTGACGGGCAGCGTGCGCATCGCGCTCGGCGGGGTCGAACAGCCCTCCGGCTGGTCGGTCGACACCGCCACCGGCGTCGTCAGCTTTGGCGCCGCGCCAGCCTCCGGCGTCTCCATTACTGCGGGCTTCGAGTTCGACGTGCCCGTCCGCTTCGATACCGACGTGCTCGACGTCACGCTCGACCTCGAGCGGCTCGGCTCGATCACCTCCATTCCGCTTCTGGAACTGCGCCGATGAAGACCCTCGACCCCGACCTGCAGGCCCATCTCGACGAGGGCACGACGACGCTTGCCTGGTGCTGGCGGATCGCCCGCGCCGATGGCACGAGTTTCGGATTCACCGACCACGACCGGACGCTCAGCTTCGACGGGACCGACTTCGAGCCCGAGAGCGGGTTCACGGCATCCGAGGTCCGTTCCGGCTCGGACCTGTCGGTCGATGCGCAGGACGCCGAAGGCGTGCTGACCTCGGACCGGATCACCGAGACCGACATCCTCGATGGGCGCTGGGACAACGCCGAGGTCGAGGTCTGGCGGGTGAACTGGGCCGACACCGGCCAGCGCGTGCTGATGCGCCGCGGGGCCATCGGTCAGATCCGGCGCGGGCGGCTGGCCTTCGTCGCCGAAGTCCGCTCGCTGGCGCATGTGCTGGGCCAGACGGTCGGGCGGACGTTTCAGGCGACCTGCGATGCCGCGCTCGGCGATGGGCGTTGCGGCGTCGATCTGGAGGCCTCCGACTTCAAGGGCGCGGGTACCGTCATCGATCTGCTGCGCGACCGGGCTTTCACCGCATCAGGCCTCGGCGGCTTCGCCGCCGGCTGGTTCACCTTCGGCACGCTGAACTGGACGAGCGGCGCGAATGCGGGGCGGCGCACCGAGGTGCTGGGCCATGACGTCACGGATGGCATCGCCGTGCTGACCCTGCTCGAGGCGCCGGTGCGCGCTATCGTCGAAGGCGACGCCTTCATCATCCGTGCAGGCTGCGACAAGCGCATGGAGACCTGTGGCGCGAAGTTCGCGAACACCGCGAACTTTCGCGGTTTCCCGCACATCCCCGGCCAGGATGCCGTGCTGCGCTACGCCACCAAGGATGGCGGGCACGAGGGAGGCGTGCTGTGACGCAACCCCTCGCATTGGCCGACCCCGCGCGCGTCATCGCCGTCGCACGCTCCTGGCTGGGCACGCCGTATCACGACCAGGCCAGCCTGCGCGGCGTCGGCTGCGATTGCCTCGGGCTTGCGCGGGGCGTCTGGCGGGAGGTCGTCGGCCCCGAGCCGTTCCCGGTCCCGCCCTACAGCCGCGACTGGGGCGAGACCGGGCCGCGCGAGGTTCTGGCCGAGGGCGCACGGCGCATGATCATCGAGGTGGAACCGGCAGAGGCCGGTCCCGGCGCGCTGGTCCTCTTCCGCATGAAGCCCCGCGCCATTGCCAAGCATGTCGGGATCCTGACCGGTCCCGACAGCTTCCTCCACGCCTATGAGCGGCTCGGCGTGATCGAGGAGCCGCTCACGCCATCCTGGCGGCGGCGCATCGCCTTCGCCTTCCTGTTCCCGCAACGCTGAGTTCCGAACATGGCAACGCTTGTCCTCGGTGCCGCTGGCGCCGCCATCGGCGGGTCGATCGGCGGCGCGATCCTCGGCGTGAGTGCCGCGACCATCGGCGGCTTCGTCGGCTCGACCATCGGGTCCGTGGTCGACAGCTGGATCGTGTCCTCGCTCGCGCCCACGCAGCGCATCGAAGGCGCGCGGCTCGACACGTTGCGCATCACCTCGGCCACCGAGGGCGCGGTGATCCCGCGGCTCTACGGGCGCATGCGCATGGGCGGCAACATCATCTGGGCGACGGATTTCCGCGAGGAGACGAAGACCACCACGCAGGGCGGCGGCAAGGGCGGCGGGGGCGGCAAGGTCAAGACGACCGAGTATCTCTACTACGCATCCTTCGCCGTGGCGCTCTGCGAGGGCCCGATCACCGGCATCGGGCGCATCTGGGCCGACGGCAAGCCGATGGACATCTCCAGCGTCACCTGGCGCTGGTATTCCGGCGACGAGACGCAGACCGCCGATCCGTTCATCGCAGCCAGGATGGGCGCGGCCGGCACGCCGGCCTATCGCGGCACGGCCTATGTGGTCTTCGAGGAACTGGCGCTCTCGACCTACGGCAACCGCCTGCCGCAGCTGTCCTTCGAAGTCTTCCGGCCGCTCGCCGATCCCGACACCGCCGAGGGGCTGACCCGCGCCGTCACCATGATCCCGGCCTCGGGCGAGTTCACCTACGCCACGCAGGCCATCCGCAAGACCGATGGCGGCGCGACGGTGCCCGAGAACCTGAACGCGCTGGCCGACTCCACCGACATGGAGGAGTCGCTGGACCGGCTTCAAGCCATGGCCCCGGCGGTCGAGAGCGTCAGCCTCGTCGTCGCCTGGTTCGGCGACGATCTGCGCGCGGGATCGTGCAAGGTGCGGCCCGGCGTCGAGGTGTCGGCCAAGTCGACCACGCCCGCCAGCTGGTTGGTCAACGGCGTCAGCCGGGCCAATGCCTTCCTCGTCAGCCGCGACGATCAGGATCGGCCCGTCTATGGCGGCACGCCGTCCGACTTTGCCGTCGTGCAGGCGATCCAGGAGATGAAGGCGCGCGGACTGCGGGTGACCTTCTACCCGTTCATCCTGATGGACGTGCCGCCCGGCAACACGCTGCCGAACCCCTATTCCGACAACGCCGCCGCATCGGGCCAGCCCGCGTTCCCTTGGCGCGGGCGGATCACCTGTTCCCCGGCTGCGGGGTCCGCCGGGACGGTGGACAAGACCGCGACGGCGGCAAGCCAGGTCGCGGCGCTGTTCGGCACGGCGACGCCCGCGAGCTTCAGCGTCGCGGGTCAGTCGGTTTCGTGGACCGGACCATCCGGCGACTGGGGCCTGCGGCGCATGGTGCTGCACTACGCCCATCTCTGTGCGGCGGCGGGCGGGGTCGATGCTTTCCTTATCGGCACCGAGATGCCGGGGCTGACGACGATCCGCTCGGGCGTGTCCACCTATCCGGCCGTGCAGGCGTATCGGGACCTCCTCGGCGATGTCCGCTCGATCCTCGGGTCCGGCACGAAGATCGGCTATGCGGCCGACTGGTCGGAGTATTTCGGGCATCAGCCGGGCGATGGCAGCGGTGACGTGTTCTTCCACCTCGATCCGCTCTGGGCCGATCCGGAGATCGATTTCATCGGCATCGACAATTACATGCCGCTCTCCGACTGGCGCGACGGCTTCGAGCATGCGGACGCGGCCGAGGGCTGGCCCGCGATCTACGACCGCGCCTACCTGCAGAGGAACATCGCGGGCGGCGAAGGCTTCGACTGGTTCTATGCCAGCGCGGCGGACCGCTCCGCGCAGGTGCGCACCCCGATCACCGACGGTGCCGCCAGCAAGCCATGGGTCTTCCGCTACAAGGATCTGCGCGCCTGGTGGTCGAACCCGCATTACGACCGCCCGGGCGGGGTCGAGAGCGGCACGCCGACTGCTTGGGTGCCGCAGTCGAAGCCCATCTGGTTCACCGAGCTTGGCTGTCCCGCCATCGACCGGGGCACCAACCAGCCCAACGTCTTCTTCGACCCGAAGTCGTCGGAGAGCTTCACGCCGCATTTCTCGCGGGGCTGGCGGGACGACGCCATCCAGCGCGCCTATCTCGAGGCGACGTATCTCTGGTGGGGCGAGGCCGCGAACAACCCGCTGTCCTCGGTCTACGGGGAGAGGATGGTGCACGTTCCCGAATGCGCCGCCTGGACCTGGGACGCGCGGCCCTATCCGTTCTTCCCCGCACTGACCGACGTCTGGACGGACGGCGCGAACTGGCGGCTGGGGCACTGGCTGACCGGACGGCTCGGCGCAGTGTCGCTGGCAGCACTCGTCGGCCATCTCTGCCTGCGGGCGGGCATGCCCGAGTCCCTTATCGACGTCAGCGGCCTCTGGGGCGCGGTCGAGGGCTACGCCATCACGGCGCTGGAGAGTCCGCGCGCGTCGATCACCACGCTGTCGCGCCACTTCGGCTTCGACGCGGTGGAGACCGAGGGCGTGATCCGTTTCATCATGCGTGGCCGGGCCTCTGTCGCGACCCTCGCGCCCGACGATCTGGTGGCGGCCCGAGAGGGCGACGTGCTGGAACTGACGCGCGGCCAGGAGACCGAACTGCCGCAGGCGCTGAAGTGGCAGGTCGCCCGCGCCGACGAGGATTACGACGCGGCCCTCGTCGAGGCGCGGCGGATCACGGTCGACACGACCCGGATCGCCTCGGAGAGCTTCCCGATGGCGGTGCCGCCCGAGGAAGCCGAGCGGCGTTGCCGCCGCGCGCTGATGGAGGCGTGGGTCGGCCGCGAGACGGCGGCGTTCCGTCTGCCGCCGTCGCGCTTGGCGCTCGATCCGACCGATGCGATCCGGCTGGCGCATGACGGGCGGCTGGTCGATCTGCGGCTCGTCTCCATCGCCGACGCCGAGGCGCGCGGGATCGAGGCGGTGTGCCAGGACCGGGCGACCTACGACCTGCCGCCCGGCGATCCCCGCGCGGCCTCGCTGACGCGGGCCGTGGTGTTCGGCGCGCCAGACGCGGTGCTGATGGACCTGCCGCAGCTGACCGAGGACCAGCCCGCGCATCGGCCGCTGGTCGCCGCGCACGCGGTTCCCTGGCCGGGTGAGATGGCGGTGTTCCGCAGCCCCTCGACCGATGGCTTTGAGCTGCTGACCACGTTCGGCAGCCGCGCCCGGATCGGGGCGCTGGTCGCCGATTTCTACGCCGGTCCCACCTCGCGCTTCGACCTCGGCAATGCGCTGGTGATCGATCTGCTGACCGGCTCGCTGGAAAGCGTCACCGAGCTGACCCTGTTCGGCGGGNCGAACGCGCTGGCCATCGAGAGCGCGCCGGGGGTGTGGGAGATCGTGCAGGCGGGCGCGGCCGAGCTGCTCGCGCCCGGCCGGTATCGGCTGACCCGCTTGCTGCGGGGTCAGCGAGGAACCGAGGGCGCCATGGGCAACCCCGCACCCACGGGCGCACGGGTCGTCGTGCTGGACACCGCGCTGGCGTCTCTGCCGATAGCCGAGGCCGACCTCGGCATCCCGTGGAACTGGCGTATCGGCCCGGCGACGCCGCCCGGTCAGCGACGAGACCTACGTGGCAAAAGCCTTCACACCTGAAGGCGTCGGGTTGCGGCCGTTCTCGGTCGCCTATGTCGAGCAGCCATGGCGAAAGCGCCGCTCGCCCGGCGACCTTACCATCCGCTGGACGCGCCGTTCCCGCGCGCTCGCCGCCGACAGCTGGGGTGGACTCGAGGTGCCTCTCGCCGAGGACCTGGAGGCCTACGAGGTTGAGATCCTCGACGGCGCGACGGTGAAGCGGGCGCTGAGCACCGCCACCACCAGCGCGCTCTACACCGCGGCCGCCCAGACCGCCGACTGGGGCGCGCCGCTCGGCCCGGGCGACAACCTCACCGTCCGCATCTACCAGCTCTCCGCCCTTGTCGGGCGGGGCGCGCCGAAAACCGTCACGCTCTTGTTCTGAAGGCTTATCCCATGTCCGACGCCACGACGCATCTCCTGCTGCCCTACATCCTGGCGGCGCAGGCCCAGAAGCACGTCACCCACAACGAGGCGCTGCGGATCCTCGACGGTCTCGTCCAGCTCTCGGTGCTNGACCGGGATCTGGCAGCACCCCCAGCGAGCCCCGCCGACGGCGACCGCTACATCGTCGCCTCGGGCGCGACTGGCGACTGGGCGGGCTGGGACCGTGAACGTCGCACTCTGGACCGACGGCGCCTGGCTACGCCTGCCGCCGCGCACGGGCTGGCTGGCATGGGTCGAGGACGAGAGCCTGCTGCTGGTCTACGATGGCGCCGGCTGGGTGGGGACGACGCCGGACGCGCTGCAGAACCTCGCCCTGCTGGGGCTCGGGACGACCGCGGATGCGTCGAACCCTTTCTCGGCCAAGCTGAACGCCGCGCTCTGGACGGCGAAGACCGTCGCCGAAGGCGGTACCGGCGATCTTTTCTACACCATGAACAAGGAGGCCGCGGGCGACGATCTCGGGCTCACGCTGCAGACCGGCTTCGTCACCAAGGCGCTGGTCGGGCTGTTCGGCTCGGACAGGTTCCGGCTTGCGGTCTCGGCCGACGGCAGCACCTTCTTTGACGGGCTGAGCGTCGACAACGCCACCGGCATTGTCGACCAGCCCCGGCTGCCGCGCTTCAAGGCCTGGACGAACTACGACAACTACGTGGGCGTCGGAACCTGGACGAAGATCGGCCTGAACAACACCGACTACAACGATCAGGGCGCCTTCGACGCCGCGAACAACCATTTCGTGGCGCCGGTCGACGGCACCTACCTCTTCGGCGCGACGCTGCTCTACAAGATCAATGCCAGCGCCACGGCCCGAATGCGCGGTCGGCTCGTGCTGAACGGTACGAGCGAAATCCGCGGCTCCTTCGGCGAAATCTCCGCCACCCACGTCTCGCTCGCCACCACGATCTGGCTGCAGACCATGGTCCCGCTGACGGCAGGCGATACCGTCGAACTGCAGGGGTATTTCCGGGTCGCGGACGGGTATTTCGCCGCCGATCATACGTCCTCTCTGGGGCTGCAAGATCGGCTGAGCGGCGGAAGGAGGATCCAATGACACCACCCCGATCCGACGGCTTCGTGCGCATGCCCGACGCCGAGTTCGAGGCGATCCTGACACGCGCCGCCGAGGAAGGCGCGAAGCGCGCGCTCGCCGATGTTGGGCTCGACGGCGACGAGGCGGCCCTCGACATCCGCGATCTGCGCTCCCTGGTGGACTGCATCCGGCTGGTCCGCCGCACCGCCATGCAGACCGCCGTCCGCATGATCACCACCGCCGTGATGCTGGCGCTGCTCGCGGGCATCGCCATCAAGCTGAAGATCTTCGGCGGCGGCCCGTAGCCGCGCCCCATCCCCATTCAACAGCCCGCAATGACCCGCCCTCGTGGCGGGGTGAGCCGTGGTCTGCCTGACAGGCAGACGGGAAGGTCCAGTGGACCTTCCCGAGCGGCGAACGCACCGAGCCCTGCGAGGGGCCGGAAACTCGTTTTCGGAGGACCCCCATGACCACGACATTCCATCGCCATTGGCGCGACGTTCCGGAGAGCACCTGGCGCTGGCGGAATTTCAGCCCGGCAGAGATCGCATGCCGGGGCACCGGCAAGCTGCTCATCAACGAACCGGCGCTCGACAAGCTGCAGGCGCTGCGCGACCGGCTGGGCAAGCCGCTGATCGTCCGCTCGGCCTATCGCAGCCCCGAGCACAACCGTGCTGTCGGCGGCGCGACCCGATCGAAACACCTCGACGGCGCCGCCTTCGACATCGCCATGGCGAACCACGACCCTGTGGCGTTCGAGGCCGCGGCGCGCGAGGTCGGATTCCTCGGCTTCGGCTTCTATCCGCGCTCGGGCTTTATCCACGTCGACCTCGGCCCCGCACGGCAGTGGGGCGACCGCTTCCCGGTCCGGGCGACGGCATTTGCAGCCGAAACGCCGCCCGCGCGCGAAGTGCTGGCCGAGAGCCGCACCATGAAAGGCGGCGGCGCGGCCGGAGTTGCGACACTGGGCGCGGCAAGCGTCGAGGTGGCGCAAAGCGTTCTGGCCGAGACCCAATCCGCCATCCTGCCGCTCGTCCCGTACCTCGATACGCTCCGCTGGGTGTTCATCGCGGTGGCTCTCGGCGGGATCGCGGTTACGATCTATGCGCGTCTGGATGACTGGCGCCGGGGGCGGCGATGATCGGCTGGCTCCTCACCGGGATTGCCACGAGCCCTTGGATGCGGGCGGCGCTGCGCTACGGCGCCATCGTACTCGCCGTGCTCCTGTTCCTGCTTTCGCTTCGGCGGTCCGGCGAGCGAGCGGGCCGCCTCGCCGAACGCCTTGAAACCACGGAGAAGGCCAATGACGTCCAACGCCGGATGCTGGAGGCGGCAGCTCGCCGCCCTCGCGATCGCAACGAGCTTGCTCAGCGGCTGCGCGACGGACGGTTCTGAGCCCGGCATCGCGACCGCCTGTCCGCCCGTGGTGGAGTACACCCGCGAGCTCCAGGCCCGCGCAGCCGACGAGCTTGATCTGTTGCCGGAGGGGTCGGCTATCGCCGAAATGCTCGCCGACTACGCCGTGCTGCGAGACCAGGCACGCGCTTGCCGGTGAAAACGCACCGGGCGACGCCTTCTTGGGAGGCGCCGGTCTCCTCGATGGCGGCGCATCGCCAGACT